CTCGCTAATAGTGCGCGCTTGCCCTGCGGACTGCTCCAACTGCCGGATTTCAAAATCGACTGCACGGTGCTGGTCGGGGTCAAACCCGGTCAGACGCCCCCGAACACCCGCAAGAAAACTGCCATACGCCGCAGGGTCAAAAGCTACGCCCGACGCATCCACATTCGCATAGGCTTGCGCGGCTTGCGCTTTCATCTTAGGTAGCGTCGGCGCGCGCACCCCGCCGACATTCGCCGCTTTAGCGGTACCCGCACCCGCAAGCACGCCGCCAAGCACGCTCGCCACACCGTACACGTAGGGATCGCGCAAGACCGAATCTTCGTCGGTCAGGTCGTAGATGGCTTGCGGTGTCGTGGCGGCACCAACCGCCGCACCCGTCTGCGTGACCGGACTCTGCCCTAGATTCTGCAGCACATTCTGCGCGGTGCCAGGTCGCACTTGCCCCGCCAACGACCGCAGCGCGTTAGCTTGCGCGCCTGCGCCCGTCGCGGCTTCGGCGCTTAGCGCCAAGTACCGCTGCCCGGAAGTGGTCGGCTCACGAAATACATTGGGTGCTACGCTAGTCAACCCTTGCCGGATGGTGTCGGACATAACAGGCAACCGGCTTTCCGACCCAAGCGCGTTAGCACCAAGGTTGTATAGCGTAGCCGTAAGATCCGTTACGCCAAGCGCAAGCGGAGCCGCTACCGCCCCGAAAGGCCCGCCGACCGCCGCACCGCCGCCAGCGGCGAGAGCATACGGCGCGACGGCGCGGTTCAATACGCCTGCGTATTGCCCTACAACTCCCGCGTCCGATGCAGGCTTGGGCTTTGCCGCCGCCGTGCGAAGCCGCGCGCGAGCAAGCGCAAGCGCCTGCTGTTGCTCTAGCGTTAAGGCTTCTTCTGCCACAGCTTCTTTTCCTCTGCCGTAAGCGCGGCCCACACGTCTGCCGGGACATTAGCGGGTTTGCCGCCCGAAGGTGCGGCGCTAGACGGCGCGGTGCGAACAGGGGCGCTAACCTCCGCTTTAGGCCGCCCAGTGGCTTTGAAAAACTTGTCAAGCTCACCGCTGCTGACGCGCTGGTTGAACTTTTTGATTGCGCGCTCTTTCATGAGCGCGCGGATTCGCGTCATTTCAGTAAGCGTCTGTTGATTAAGTGCGATAGTACCCGACACGACTTCGCGCAGGTATTCGCGCTCGGCAGGCGTATCCAAGCCTCGCGCACCGATGCCCAAAGCCTGGATATTGGCAAACACGTCTTGACCAAGAAGCGCGTTGAGCAATTCCGTGTCGCGGACTTTGGCAGCTGCCGTTTTGTCGCCCTTGACGCTTGCGATGATGCGGTTGAACTCCAACGCGATTGGCGCGGTAATGCCGGTAGCCGGTTGCCCTTGCTCCAACAGATCCAACGCCGCGTTGTCCCGCTCCAAATCTGCCGCCGCTTTTTCAGCCGCCGCAAAAGCGGTCAAGTCGGCTTCACCCTGCCCCTTACCGACCGTTTTGGCGTACTCGTTTTCAGCGGTAGGCAAGAACGTGTTGACCGTAGTGCGCGGCGCGTTGGGCGACGGCGTGGTGGCGGCAACCGATCCCGGCACAACAGTTGCTGGCCCGCCGCCAAGGTCGTCCATTTCAAGGAGGCGCTCGTATCCGCCCAAAGACTGGCTGACGCGATATTTCCGCATCTGCTGTTCCGGCGTCAACCCCGCCGTTTGCATCTGACCCAAAACGCCCGAAATAACTTTAGAGTCGTCAGGCAGATTATTAAAAAACGCGACTTCTTCCGGGTTAAGCAGTCCTATACCGCTCATGCTTGACACCCACGGTGCAAGCGCCGCCTTGTTCAATTCGCCGGGCGACCGCAAAAGCGATCCTGCAAGTTGAGCAAAAAACTCCGTTCGCTTAACGCGCGCCTCAAGGTCTTTGGTATCTGCACCGACACGCTCGCCGCGCGCCTTGTGCATGGCCGCCACATAGTCGGCGCCCCCAGGCGTGCGCATCAACTCATCCTCTGGCGCATTGCGCGCAAGCGCCTGCTGCAACGCCATCGCGTTCGACTGCTCCCGCTCGGCGGCCTGCAATTTCAGAGCGTTGAACTGATCGGCCTGCTCGTTCATACGCCGTCCGCGCGCGAACTCCTGCCCTCGCATGTACTGCTCAAGGAAGTTGACCGGCTGAATCTGCGTGTCACCGATGATAGGCATACCGAATCCTCAACCGTAGCCCAAGTAGCGCGGCCCTTGGTAGTTGACCGCCATCATGTTAGACCCGCCTGCCGCTGGTGTGCGAGCGCCGCCCCCACCGAACATCCCGTACCCCATAGCCGCTTGGCCGAGGGCGTTGGAGATGGCGTTGGCCGAACCGATGTAGCCCGACGCGCGTGCGCGACCCGACTCCATCATCATGTTACCGGCGTTGACGCCGTACTGCCCTGCGGCGTTGGACACCTGATTGGTGGCCATCTGCCCGGCGCCGTAGAGGCCGCCAAGCGCGCCGATGCGCTCGCTCTTGAGCGCCTGTGCGCGATTGAAGGCGTTCATGTACTCCTGCGAAGCCATATCCTGGCCGAAGCGTCCGGCTGCTTTGAGCGCAGCCCCCGACATCATGCCGCCGCGTGCCGCTGCGGTGCGGTCGAGCGCCTTCATGCCTTCGGACAGCCGGAATCCGTAGCCGGGATCCATTTCAAGGTCGGCCATCGTGTAATTGCGGCCAAGGCTGCCGTATCCCGACGATGCGGGGTCGCCGCCAATGCCAAGCATCCGCATCAATTCGTTCTGACTGGTAATGCCCGCCTGCCGGAACGGCTCTTGCAGCTCCGTCTGGCGGTTGAACATCTCCCGCTGCAACTGCGCCGACTGATCGGCCGACTGCTGCTGCGCGCGGGATGCTCTGCGCGATGCGCGGGAGGACATGCCTCCACCGATAAGCGCGGAGCCGATGATTGCCGTTTCAATGCCCATTTGCGTGACCTCTTACATACAAGCCGTCATGGGCTTTAAACCCCAAGCGGCGCAAAATGCCGTGCATATAGTCGTGTCCGTCCGCTACGCGGGTGACAACCCGTTCACGGTCAAACAGCTTGGCTAGCAAGCCCTTCGTCGCCCACCGCCGCCGCCAAGACGGCAGCACGGATACATGCAGCTCGTCGCCGTTGAAGTACACCGCACCAATGCACTCACCGTTGCGGACAAGCGCCTTGATGTCCCAATCTTCCATTGCGGCGGCGTAACTGTCAAATGAGGGGCGGTCGTTCCAGTCGGTCGCGCGATAGCCGACCTGCAACGCTTGCGCCCGGTCGTCTACCAATTCCGTCACGACACTTCTCTGCCCGAGCAGCGGATGTTGATGGCCGACGCCGTACCGGCGATGGTCGAAATAAACCCGCCAGGTGCCAAAATGTGGCCGACCAGTTCGGGGAAGGTGTAGGTTTCGTTCGGCAGCAAGGTCTTGGTCTTGACAATCAAGTTCTGGCTGCCTGCGGTATCGGAAACCGACACCAAGTTGACCGACAGCGTAGCCGCCGCCGCGCTGTAGTTGGTCGCCGTGAACTTGTCGATGATGGCCGACACCCCCGCAGCCACATACTGCGTGGTCTGCGTATTAAGCGCCGTGCGGGACGAAATCAGCACTTGGACTGCGATGCTCATAGGTACCTCAAGGCGCCGAGTCAACCGATACCGTTATGGTACAGAAATTAACGACCGCTTGTGTGGCTGCAAGACGAATCCGTATGTACAGCTCCCGCTGCACGCTGATGTTGGTCGCCGTCAGCGTGAAATCGCGGGTGGTGCCCAGGCCGAGCCAAGTGCCCGCCGCCGCGCCACCCGTAGTGCCCCCGCCCGACCCCCATTCCGCATACACCTCGTAGTTGGCGGCAGTGCCGCTTGTCAGCCACTCCCCCGCGATAGCGGTCAAAACGCCCGCAGAGTTTGTCCGCGAAGCCACACCCGAACTGGCAAGACGATATGTTGCGGTAGCCGTACCGCCGATACCGGCCAAAGAGTTGTTCAGTGCCGACTGATTGGACACCACCACGTTGGAGGGGTATGTCCAGTAGAAGCACACGCTACCGTCGCCACCTCGGAAGCCGAAGCCGCCGGTAGTTCCGCTATCGTTGCCACCGCCGCCAGGCGTGTTGCCCGGCGCACCGTTCGTGCCGCCGCCGCCTGCCACGTTTCCGGCGTTACCGCCGAGGCTGACACCGCCCGCTGTAGGCGCCACGCCGAGATCCCACGGGATGCCGCCGGTCATGCTAGTCGTACCCGCTGCACCCGGCGCGGTCGTCTGCCCGCCCTTACCGCCACCCGCCGTCAAAGTGATGGTGGGGGATGTAGGCGGGACGTTGATGACGGAGTTGGCGCCGTCTACCCCGTTGCTGTACGGGCCGCCGCCCTGCCCGAACTCGCCCACCGTGTAGCCAATCTGTGTGGTGCCGCCCGTAACCGAGAATGACCGCTTTACGAACGCCGCACCACCACCGCCATAGCCTGCTAGGCCGGGGTTGGAGCTACCCCCGCCACCCCCGCCCCACAACTCCACTGTGCAGCCCGTAGCGCCCGTAGGGGCGGTTATGGTGCCGGTCGTACCTGGCGCCATGCACTGCGAGGCCAAGCCGTTGCTGCCCGTGAGCAGGACTAGAGCGATGTGAGCCATTAGCTGACGCCCGGCCCGCCAATCAGCCAAGAGGTAGTGCCAATCTTGTGCAGCACCGCCATGCCGTTACGCGCCACGGATCGGGTGCCCGTCGTGGTGCTGTTGGCCAAGGTGAGCGTGTCGGTGGTAATGGCGACCGAAAGCGTAGTGGTGTTGGTGTTGACAACCAAGATGACCGTGCCAATCGGGAACGCCACCGTGCCGTTGGCGGGGATTGAAAGCGTCAGGCTAGTGCCGTTCATCAGCACCGACTTGCTCGCGTCCGAAAGGATGAGCGTGTAGTTAGTTGTCTTGGAATTCTGCGGCGCGTCCCGATAGCCGACCGGATAGTTGGTGCTAGACGGGGCGTTGTCGGGAATCTGCGCGGTGCCGGTGAAAGTCGGGCTAGCGATGGGGGCGTAGGTTGCCGCTGCCGTCGCCGCCGTGATGCCGTTGGTGATGCCGTAACCCGCGAGCGTTGTCGGGGTGCCGGTGATTTCCGACCACGGCACGCCTGCGATGGACAGGTCGTTGATACCCGTCAAATCGTCGTAGGTGCCAATAGTCACGTTGGTGGCGGTGGTCAACACAAACTTGTACGCCGATCCGGTGTCGAGCCAAATGGACTGCGGAACGCGCCCCGCCGAGTCAAGGATGATGGGGTTGGCGTGCGGGGTTGCGCCCGTGGCCGAAGTGTAGGTGGCAAGCGGGGTGGTAGTGCCTGCGGTGTAAGTCAGGATTTTGCCGCCCGCCAACGGGTTGCCGCTGTTGTCAAAGAACTGCGCGCCAGCACCCGCCAGCGGGGAGAGATGAACGGTCATATATACACCTGCGTCATGGTGAGAATGGCAGAGGGAATCCCAGGGACAACCCCCGCCGCCGCCTTAGATTGTACCTGTACGGACGTGTCATCGACCGCCCACATCAACTGAAAGTAGTCGCCGTCCGACATGGACACGAACAGATTGGCGGCCACGAATACCTCGGCGTTGTTGCCTTGGATACGAACTTCGGAGGCAGAGTCCGCGATGTTGGTGCCGTTAATGCGCCCCCACACCCAAAAGATGCCGGTGCCGCCTGCGGTCTTGTCCAACTGCAACGAGAACTGCATGTTGTAGACCGCCGGGCGTGTGACCTTGATGCGGGTAGAATCGCCCGGATCGACATACACGCCATAGCGGTTGGACGACGTGTTGAACTTCATGCCGTAGGCCGTGTTGATGGCCGCCGCCGTCTGCGTAGTCGTGTCGTAGAACTGCCCGTAGTTGATGGGGTTCGGCTCAAACCGTGGCGTGCCGACCGCAAGATCTTGGATAGCGGTTTGAAGCGTGGCGACTTCCGCCGCAGCGCCCGTAGGCGGGGTGAGCGCAAGATCAGCCAAGGTGATGTCCGTGGCGCCGCCGCCCGTCAACTGGAACTGGTTGTTGAGGTAGCGGAACCACTCACGCGAAATGAGGCCGGTGCGCTCGTCAATCAGCGGCACGCGCGGGGCGGGGATGTTGGTGACGTTAGGCATCGGTCTGCTCCACCGTCAACTCCGCGCCCATCAGCGCGATGATGACCGGATCGGCACCCGACACCTCGTACACCCGGTCGCGGGACTTGAGCGTAGCGCCCAAGCGGTTCCACAGCACGCGGGTTTCGGTGCGCCCGATGCGCCCCATCGACCGCCAGTATTCGTAGCTCCAAGTGTGGCCGCCATCGTCCGACCACCGCAGCATCATCTGCGGGTCTTGCGCAACGCCAGAACCCGACAAGCCAACGCCCGTCTGGCAATCCAACTGCAAGCGGCGGTGCAACGTGCGCTTCATGTCGTTCTGGCCAGGCGCAAGCGCGCGCCACGACCGCAGCCACTTCTGCTCGGCGCCGTTGTCGTTGAAGCGCGCAAGGTCAAGAGCGTACAGGTTGCCGTTTTCAAAGTCTCCGACCAACGGGGCGGCATTGAACCGCGCTTGGCAGTTAGATCGGTGCCGACGAAATTGGCCGTCTACAAGCGCGGCGCGTTCGTGCCAAGCGTTGGTCGCGGCGTCAAACACCCACGTTGTCTCGGCGCTCGGGAAGATGAGGACATAGAAGGCGTGGCCGTCCTGCTGGTAGGTGTACGCCAGCGCGTCCGACATATCGGCGTAGCCTTGGATGGCGAACTCAACGGCGTGGGTGGACACCCGCACGCCCTGATAGCCCTGCGCTCGGTAGACGATGCCCTGCCCGCGCGCGTCGGCGCCAAGCCAAAACACGCTGTTGTCAAGCTTGGCGACCGAGTACGGCGCGATGCAGCCAATCTCGTTGTACGCGCCTTGGATGCGCGTCAACGGGAAGTCGGGGTCGCCTGAGTTGTACCAGACCTCAACCGAGTTAGTGCCGAACAGCCACACCTCGCGGTGATCAACTATGAGCGACACCAAGCCGTCCGGCGAACCCTCGGCGCTTGCAAAGTCCAACGGGTCTACGGAAAGCCCGTCAAGCAAATCCGTCACCCACACCTTCTGGCTGTTTGGCTCGTTGAACACGAAGTAGCCGTCAAGGTAGCCAACGTTGACCGCGCCGGGAAAGTCCGGGTCGGTAATCTTGGCGAACGCCGCCGTGTTGAAGTTGTAGATGAACCCGTCCGGGTTGCACGCGATGAACAACTGCGTGCCGTTGTCGGCCATTGACACCGGGCCAAAGCCCGTGATGTCGCCCAACTTG